CGCAACGCTGGCAAGGCAACGGTGTACGACGAATCCACGGGTGAAGCGGTTCCCGTATGTCCCGCCAAAGGGACAAAACCAAGCATCGCAGTAACTTTTAAAGCCAGTTAAGATGAAAGACGGACAAACAATCGGCCAATGGCTGAACTGGGATTTTGAGGCGAATAGTGACTTGGAAATCCGAGATAAGAATAGCAGAACAATCTACCTTGAAGATTCAGATGGATATTGGGAAAAGCGTGAATTCGATTCTCAAGGCAATAGAATCTTCTATGAGGATTCGTGTGGCGAATTTATAGACAAACGACCTCCCGAAAAAATCATCGAACACAACGGCCACAAGTACCAATTAATCCCCTAACCATGCCCGAACAACCCATCCAAAAGAGAGGCTCCCAACGCCGAAACCGCAACGCAACTGTCAAGGCCGTGTACCTACTGCTCAACAAGCCTATGCGTGTTGAACGATTGGCCGAGGCCGTAGATTTGCCCCTCCGCCAAACCTACCGAATCATTACCCACCTCAAAGCAACGGGGTGGTTGCAAAGCGACAGGTCTTACTACTGGCTAACCATAAACCCCTAACCATGCCCAAACCCAAAGGAAAAGAAATCCAACGAAGAGTGGCCACCATCTACGCCGTGTCGTACCTCGCCTCACGCCCATACAGGGCATCAGAACTCGCCGAAGTGCTTGGGGTGACCATCCGTACCACCTACCGAATCCTAAGCGATTTACGGGCCTCAAATTGGCTCGTAGAAGAAAACTGCAAATACTCAATTCAACCTAACAAAATCCAAAGCCAATGATGAAGGACTTTCCTAAATCTGTTGAGGATGGCAAAGAATCCGAGAATTTGTTTATGTTCCTTTTTGCGAAAAAGAATGGGATACCATGCAAGCCATCAACCCAAAAACAAAACACGGTTGAGCATATTGATTGTTTTTGTGGTGACTGGGCCTTTGATGTAAAGGGACAAAGGAAAAAGAAACGGGCGAATGATGACTTTTGCAATGACCAAATACTTTTGGAGATTAAAGGAGTTGCAGGTTTTGACGGCTGGCTTTACGGGAAGGCCGAATACATTGCTTGGGAAACATCCGATTCCTTTCTTATCTTTAGAAGGCAAGACCTTGTAAACCACTACGAAGCCAACGAGCATCTTTACGAAAAAATCAACCGTCCAAACAAAAAAGACCTTTTTGTGTGGGTTCCATTTGACCACCTCAAAACAATTAAATTCTCAATTTTACCTAAACCCCAACCCCAACCCATGAGTAACTACACCCCCCAACCCAACACCTTCTCCCTGTTCGCTAACGACAAGGGCGACAACCCAAAACGCCCCGACTACCGTGGGGACATCATTCTCCCCGACGGGACCAAGATGCGGTTATCCGCATGGGTCAAGGAAGGGCAGAGCGGCAAGAAGTTCCTGAGCGGCAAGGTCGAGCCGATGAACGAATCCCGTCCAGCCAACGCATTTGAACCACAGGCTGGAGATATGCCGTTTTAGTGTAACTTTGCCCGAAGATTACATTTACCAATAACGCCCGTGTGTGATTCCAGCCACACGATGCGTCCGACTAAGGGTTAGCCGCTTTAACCCTGCCCCGACTGCTGGAATCAGTTGGGGCTTTTTTTTTACTCATGAAGCAAATATCATGGTTCAAGTTCTGCCCAGCCGATTGGATGATGGGCCGAATATCCCGCCAACCCGCCGAGGTGCAGGTGGCCTTCATCCGATTGTGTTGCGTCTATTGGAACGCAGAATGCGAGATGTCAACCGACCACGCCGAACTGGAAGCCGATGGGCATCTTGAACGGTTACTCCAAACCCGATTGGTAGAATCCAACGGGCCGTCGGTCTTCATCAAGTTCCTTGACATCCAATGGGAGGAAGCCAACCTGCATCGGACCAAGATGTCCCAAGCGGGGAAGCGGAGTGCCGAAAGGAGGTCAGCAAAGGTTGAAGAAAATCCAACTAAGGTTGAACCTATGTTGAACCTACCTTCAACTAAGGTTGAACCAATGTTCAATAGAGAAGAGGAGAGAAGAGAAGAGAAGAAGAGAGGAGAAAATACTTGTGTGCTTTTTGACCAATTTTGGACCCTCTACCCTCGCAAGACCTCCAAGCAGTCCGCATCCAAAGCCTTCGCCAAGTTGAAGGACGAAGACCAGCAGGCAGCCATCAACAACATCTCACGCCTCTACGCAGAAACCCCCGTCCAGTTCGTTCCCCATGCAGCCACCTACATCAACCAAGGACGATGGGAGGACCAAGTAATTCCCCGCAATGCTACCTTCAACCCACTAAACCAATCCGATGACGAACCCTTACCATCTTACCGCTGAACGCAGGCTCCTGTCCTGCCTCATGGACCAGTTTACCAACCGAGCGGTCCTGCTCCTGCAAATCCCAGAACGCCTATTCACGGGGAACCATGTACTCGTATATCGGGCCATTGAATCCCTGCACCGAGCCGAGCGACCTGTGGACCTTGTGGCCGTTCACAAGCACCTCATTGACAACGGGCAAGCCCATGTCATCGCTGAATTTGTGGACATCCTTGACGGGAACACGCTGACCTCTGATTGGAAGGTCTATGCCTCCGACCTCAACGAAGCGTGGAAGCAACGGGAGGAACAACGCATCATGGACGAGTTGGCCCATGACAGGGACATACCCAAAGCCTTCGCCCGCTATCAATCCATGCAGGCCATTGAAACCAACGCAACCGAAACTACCGCTCACGAACTGGCTAAGACCTACCTCATGAACATGAACGAGGTCCGTGAAGGCAGGCGCAAGGATTCAATCTTTCCCACCTACATCAGCCCGATGGACCGAATGCTTACAGGGTTCAAGCCTACCGAGTTTATCCTCTTAGGTGGAAGGCCCGCAATGGGCAAGACGCTCTTGGCCCTGCAAATCGCAATGAATCAAGCCATGGCCGACATTCCCGTGGTCTTTTTCACGCTGGAAATGTCAGCGGAGCAACTGACCCAGCGGATGCTCTCCAACCTCGCCACCATGGACGGGGCGCACTTTCTCAACCCCACCGAGCGAATCAGCACAAAAGATTTTATGGATTTGGGCCAAAAAGCGGACCTCCTAAAGTCCAAACCGCTCTACATCGTGGACCTGCACCAAGCCAACCTTGACCGCATTGAAGGCGAAATCGCCAAACTGAAAACCAAGTACGGGATTTGCGGGTTTTACCTTGACTACCTTCAACTGGTGGAGCCGACCAAGATTGACAAAGCCAAGCCGAAAATTGAGCAGATGACCAACATCAGCAAGACCCTCAAAGCAATCTGCAAACGGCAGAAGGTGTTCGGGGTCGTCGTGTCATCGCTATCCCGTGCAACCGAGGGCCGAAGCGACCATCGCCCCATCATGTCCGACCTTCGGGAAACGGGGCAACTGGAGTTTGATGCTGACAAGATTGGCTTTGTTTACCGACCCTACGAGCATGATAGGAACCAGCCAGCGGACTTGATGGAAGTCATCTTCCGCAAGAACCGCAACGGTTCCCTTGGTATCGCAAACATCCAATGCCACCTTCCCTTTACCAAAGCCAACGAGTACCCACCCAATTCTTTATGAACATTCTTGCCGCAGTATCAGGAGGCCGCAGTTCCGCAATGATGGCCCACCACCTTATGACCAACCCAAAATACAAGGACGACAACATCGCCTTCGTTTTTGCGAATACGGGCATGGAACGGCCTCAAACCATTGATTTTTTGAAGGCTATGGAAAAACATTGGAACCTGCCACTTATCAAAATTGAGGGGTTGTATTCGACCACAATGGGTGTTGGAGTTCGTTATGCGATTAAGGAGTGGGATGAATTGGACATGACCGCAAAACCATTTACGGAAAGCATTGCTCATGTAAATAAAGGCTCATATAATGGAATACCAAACTCGGAGGCTCCGTATTGCTCCGACTATTTGAAAGTAAGGCCTATGACCAGATTTGCAAAAGATTATTTTAAAGGTCAAAAATTTGTAAAAGCAATCGGATTTCGTGCCGAGGATATGCCGAAACGAATTTCTTGGGCAGAAATTAAAGTTGAAAAAGATAGAATATTCCCCCTAATTACCGATTACCCTGCACCAATAACACAAAGGGACTTGACCGACTTTTTTGCTGGTCATCCGTTCCAATTAGGCATTCACGGGAAACTCGGGAACTGCGAACTTTGCTGGAAAAAATCGGACCGAAATCTTGTTGAGGTCATTCGTTACGGAACCCGATTTGTCGGCTGGTGGGAAAGAATGGAAGAACAATACGGCAACACCTCATTTCGTGGGAATCGTTCAATTAAGGATTTTGTCAAGATGGCTCAAGAAGGGTACACGCCCGAACTTGACTTTGGACAGGAAGATTTTAACTGCGTCTGCTCATGATGGAAGAATACAACCTCCAAGCCGCCTGCGTCAAGTTGTTCGCCCTTATGCGACCCAACGAGCAGGGTCTGCTATTCTTGAACCTGAACAACCCCCGCTCCCGCTCCAACGGGTTCTTCCTCAAAGGCATCGGGCTGACCGCTGGAGTGGCCGACATGACCTACCTATCCCCAAAGGGTGCGGTGTTTATGGAATTTAAAACCTCCAAGGGCAAGCAGTCCCTCTCTCAAAAGTGGTGGCAGGGGGTCGTGGAGGCAGTTGGCTACAGGTACGAGATAATCCGAAGCGTGGAAGATTTCCAAAGGGTGTTGGCTGAATGTGGGTAGGTTGTTTATATCTTTGACCTACTAAACCAAAAGCAATGACACCAAAAGAAAAAGCATGGGAATTATGGAATTTTTATGGAACCTTATTTGGCAGATACGACAAAGCGGGTGAAGCCGCAATTAAAGCAGCCGATGAGGTACATGGATTTATGAGAGATGATGACTTTGATAGTGATGATTGCTATTGGGCCAACCACAAGAAAAGCAGATATTGGGATGATGTAATTGTTGAATTAAAAAAACTTTCATAACCATGCGCCTCATACTGCTCCTTCTGCTCCTGACCGCCTGCACCAACGACCGCCCTTGGAAGGTTATTGAGGTGCGGACCAAGGGGGATGCCTGCGAGTATGTGTTGAGCAGGTCCAACGGATTCGGGCCGCAGGTAAAAAACAAGACCGATACTTGCGGGAAATATCAATTATTCCAAAC